CAAGCTCGTCGTACTTGTTAACCACATCGTCAATGAGATCTTTAAGCGCCTTAGTTGCCTTGGCAGCATCTGGTCCGCCCTTCTCCGCGACGGCGATTAGTTCGTCTGCCTGAGCGACCAGTCTGGCCGCATCGGTGTCCGTCAGGCTTCGTGCTGAGGTGATCGTGATTCGGGAGAACAGTGCGTCTCCCTCCATTGACTTTCGGATAGCGGCAACCTTCTTCATTGCCTGACCGAATGCAGCGCCTCGCGCCATTGAGAGAACGTCGGCAATGGATCGGATGTCGCCACCGTACTTGGAGTAAACGTTTTCGGCAATCTTTGTAGCAGTTGCCCCATCAAGCCCAAACCCAGCGCGTAGGTCCTGCACTAGTTCCGGCTTGCCACGGGATGGGTTGGAGGCAGATGGGATGCGGTCGTTTTTTGCCTCTCGCAGGACGCGCACCGCATCCTCTGAAGCCAGTCGAGCATTGCCTTCTGCGCGGTACTGTGCCGTCTCTCGGATAAGATCAGACTCCCTGCGGATGCGTGCATTGGCAACGGCTTCCTCAACGGCGTCTCGTTGCTTGATGACCTTTCGTCGCAACTCGTCAGAACGGATATTTTTGCTGACGCCATCCTCTAGAATCTGTGTCATCTCGTCAATGGATTCCTTCGGAACGCGCATCTTGGTGAGGATTGCGCCGATAGTCTTTCCATCTACGGCTGGGAGATTGAGCAACTGATCTCGTGTGAGTTTAGCGGTTTCCTCTCCTTTGAGCGCCTTGATGAATTGGGTAATGAGATTGTCGGCAAAGTCCTGTGCGTTAGATCGTACGATCCCTGCGCGTGCGCGGACTGAGCCAGACTTAATTGCATTATTGAAGGTGGCGGCATAGTTCTTAAGACCACGGTCTGCAATCTCACGACCACCGAGCGCCTCAATGTCGTCTAGAAAGCTGCCAATGACCTTCGTGTTGTGGACGCGGGTCCACCCAAGCGCGGACTCTTTAACGATGTTGCTTGCGCCACGCCGCGTTGCCGCGCCAGCCTTACCAAGCGTACCCTCATAGATCTTGCCTACCCAGTTCCACTTCTCTGCAAAATTAGCATCCTCTACCCGACCAGCAGCCCTAAGAGTGGAGGCTCCGATCTTATTGAGTGTTGATGCTTGCTTGGCTGCGGATAGACCTTTGCCAACTCCTGGAAGAATAATATTTAGTGGATCAAGGATTGCGGAGTAGAGGAAGTTCAATGCGCCGTTCTCGCTGTATCCAGCATTGCTGTTGGCAAGGTTGAGCGCAGCCTCTTCAATGGGAACCCCACCACGAACTGCGTTAACGGCAGATGCTGGTGCATCACCAAAAAGAACATTGAGTGGATCTTTTCGACCTTCAATAGAACTCTTAATCTTTAGTTCTGCAACCCTCTGCTCAACAAAGCGAGATGGTGCTCCTAGGGCTTCAAGGCCAGCGCCAAGTGCGCCGCCAACGATGTCAAACGGAGTTCCAGCAAGTTCGGCAATGTTCTTGTCACCTACTCGTACACCCTCTGCCGCCTTGACCACCTGACCAATAGTTGCATCTGCAACACCGCCAACCGCTCCAATGATGGGCTTGGCAACAACGCCAAGGATCGGGAAGTTCTCTACCAAAGAGACCGCGCCCTTTCCAAGCCCAACGATGCCGGATCCAATGTTGCCAGCCGATTGCTTGAGTGTCTCCGCTGGGTCGGAAATGCTTACCGTTACTCGTCCAGCCTGACCGATGTCCTCTGCATATCGAGCGCCAGTTGCGCCCCTAGGCGCCCTGCTCCCAGGCTGCGTTGTGCCGCCAGATGGGTTAAGAACGCTTGGCATTAATCCCTACCTCTAATTGGCTTGGGAGGATTTGCCGTCTTTGGCCTGTTCATCTCTGCCATCACTAATGCCCGTCGGGCTTCAGGATCCTGTGGGTTGAACGGCGTCAACGCAACTGGAAGAGGCTTTGGAACTCCTGGCGGCTTAGGCGTTGGGGTGGACTGAAGAGATAGGTACGGAGAAACTCCTCCAGAAGATGGCGACGCGAACGGAATATTCTTTGGTGCTGCCGATGGAATGTTCCTGAAGAAGAGGCTGTTTGATCCGCCAGCGTATCCAGTCTGTTGATACTGCTGCGCATTTTGTGCAGCAAACCCACGCTTGCGTTCCTCTTCCTTTTCTGCGTTAGTTTTTGCCTGCTCAGAGATACGAAGCATCTGTAGGTCTGGGGTTTCCTGTCCACCAAGCAGCCCAAGGATTGAACCGCCGATAGCACCAACTGCAACCCCAACGGGACCAAAGCCCAACCCAAGCGCAGCTCCTGCTGCGGCAGGTCCAGCCATAAGGGTCTGTGCATTTACTGGGGAAGGAGACGTATTTTGACCAGGCTTGAAGCGCCAGTCATTTGGTCCAACCTGCACAAGTTTATCCCTATTGTTGGCAATAAAGTTGAGAGCATTTGCTCGATCTGATTCTCCCTTGAGGGTTGCAATTTTAAGTTTACCCTCGATGGTGTTTCCTTCTGGCGATGCCTCAATCTGGTCTGCCTCAATAAGGTCTCCGCGAGCAAAGATCTCTCCGTACTCTGCCTCTGCCGACTTCGCGGCATTGTCGTCAAGCGAACCAGCGGCAACAGCGTAAGCATTGGCAGCGGCACGAAGATCATTTGGATCAAAGAGTCCAGTAACTGGGTCCATCCCAGCAAGGATCATTGCGCGACGCTCTTCTGGGTCTGCGGCATTGAACGGAATAGCAGATGACTTCTGAAGACCAGAAAGATCATATGTCTTTGCCTTGTCCCCAGTTGTTTTCACCCCATCTTTTCCTACCTTAAAGTCCCCGCCTACTGACTGAAGTCCATCGGCTGCAATCTCATTGCCAGACAGGTCAATAGCAATAATCGTGCCGTCTGGTCGAATGTATCTGTGTCCAACAATTTGTTTTCCGTCTTGGTCAACAATCTTTGCACCAATAAGGGATACGGTATACGCAACGACTTCTCCGCCAACCTTCTCAAAGGCAACGTATTGGTACTGGCCCTTGTCCACACCATTCCCAGCCTTGCCGTCAACGTAAACAAAGCTGCCAGTTTTTTCGTTCCACTCGTTGACACCCTTGCCGTTCCTAAGATTTTCCCTGTTTGATTCTGTGATGGCAATGTTGTCCCAGTTTATTTCTTGACCGCGATTGACGGTTCCAGTGAGTGTTGGTCCGTTAGTCGCCCTTCCATTTGCACCGTTGATTTCGTTGATCAAATACCCTTGATACTCTGCTGGAATGTTCGTTGGGATTGATCCATAGATTGATGTTGCCCCGTTTAGGTAATTCCTCCACTGCTCGTTGTAATAGCCAAGAAGCACGTCGTTGTCCTTGGCGTTTGCCTGATCCTTAAGCCACTTGGTGCTGGCATAGTCAAACTGCGCAAGGCCGCTTGCAGCACCATTGGTCACCGCAAGGTTGAACCAGTCGTCGCTCTCGCTTGCCCCGCCATTGATCTCAATGACCTGAGCATCATAGTAGCCGCTCTCGATGCTGCCCTGAAGCCACGTGTAGAGACTTTCGCTGTCCTTGATACCAAGTTTCTCAAGCGCAGGGTTGCTGTAGAACGGGTTGCTGTCTAGGAACTCTGCGAACTGAAGCATCAGTCCTGGGTTATTCATAAGAGACTTGGTGACATCCTTGCCTTCAAGGATTTCCTGTACGGTGCGGTCTTCTTCCTCTCCGCCGCCAACAAGGGAGGCTGCGAGGGTGTAGACGGACGACATCTCATCTTTTGTTTCGTTTAGTCGAAGTTTGGCTGGATCGGCTGCGCCTCCACCTCCACCTCCATATGACTTCTTAGCACGCGCAGCGGCTGCAAGAGTCTGGGTGAAGATGTCGCTGTCCTTGCTAATTCCGTTAGAAAGAAGATCTTGCCGAAACCCCTTGACCCAGTTGACGTACTGGTTGAGTGTGACCGTGCCAGCAACAAGTCGGTTATCCCACTTGCTCTTCTCTGCGCTCCACTCGTAGTTGAATGCAGTAGACACGAGTTGTCCGCGAAGCGGATCATTTGGGTCCATCCCAGAAATGACGCCCTGCGTAAGCGAGCGGTAATCCTCTGCCGTGATGAGACCAGCAACGAGGTCATTGCCACGATAGCCAACGTACGCCTTCTGCGTCTCGCTGACTGCGCTTTGGTATGCTTCAAGGTCTCCTTGGTCGGTAGAGTCCTGCGCTCGACCATTGAGGAACCCAATTACCTGATCGTAGTTTGCGCCACCAGACTGCTCAAAGTCGGACATCAACTGGTTGTAGTCACGCTTGATGTCAAAGTTATTTGCAGCTTGAATCTTCTGTAGAAGTGCTTGGTACTCCAACGAGTTTTCTTCAAACCCGCCAAGGTCGGCAAGATCCTCGTAGAACGAAATAACGTCTTGGATTGACGGAACACTGCCGTATAGGGAGGTCCCGTTGTAGAACGCCTCAAGCAGCAGCCGCTCCTCCGCAGCCTTCTGCTCACGGATGAGTTGCTGAATCAACGATGAAAGATTGGATGAGCCTGCCTCGGCCCTACCGAAACGTCCGCGTCGTGCCATTAGGCTTGTACCTCATCGGTTCCCGTCGGGGCTGGGAGAAGGTTTTCCTCACCCGGCGCCGCCGCATTAGCAGCCGTCGCCTCAGGCGGCAACTGCGCTTGGTTCTCTGGTTGGTTGAGTGACTGGCTTCCTGGGACGCCAGACTGCGACATTCGCTGGGCGTTGAGCGCCTGCTCCTGTGACATCATCTGGGCCTGTTGCTGCATCTGCTGCTGACCCATCTGCATCTGCTGCATCTGCCCAATGACCTGAGTCATCGTGGCAACAGCCGCAGGGTTGAGGGTTGCATCGGTCTGCTCGTCTCGGATGAGTTCCTTCTCGCCAATCGGATCTTCCACGCCCACGCGATCCATCGCACGCTCTGCGCTCCAGATGCGGTTCTGTACGAGGTTGATCGCGGTGCTGGCAAGTTCCAGCGTGTCTCGTGGCGTAAGCTCTGGGGCGACAATCTCAATGCGGTATTCACCAGCAATGATTGACTTGACCGCAGGGTCCTTCGCCTCCCACACGCGGGCGCACATCTCCCAGACCTTCTTCATCCACGAGTAGAACACCTTGCGCTTTGGCGCGAGGCGGGACTCGTAGTTGGCGATAAGCGCGGCGATGGCGCGGGACGAACCCAGCACCTGCGCGGGCGCGAGACCAAGGAGCAAGTCGTTGAGTCCAGTCGCCACGGTCAACTCTCGGTCGATGCGGGCAACGTAGGCTTCAATCTGGAACTGTGGAATGAACGGCTGGATGGCACGGAGTTCGTTGCCTGGACCAGGCGTTGCGACACGACCCGGCTTTGGCAGCGCGTTTGGCGGAACCTCGTCAGGAGCCTCGGCTCCGACCAACTGCCACATCTGACCACCGACGATAGACTGGATCATCTGCGCCATCGCAGTGATGCGCTCGTCCTTCTCGCGGAGGAGCTGCTCAGGATCGTAGAGCGCAGGCTTGCCGTATGGGCTGCCTGGGATCTTGCCGTTTGGCAGGTGGATGTACGGGATCTGTCCTGCGTACTCAGGGTGCGCGTCATTCTTGACGAGCGTGTTGCCCACGTAAATAGCATTGTACACCAGCGGCGCCTTGCCTGGACCCTTTGGCACCTTGTACCAATAGTCGTAGACTTCCACCTGCATCTGCTCGTAGGCAGTCTCGCGGCGAAGCGGGTTGCGCTCAAAGGCGTTCGCCCACACGTTGCCGATTGGGTCAGCGTGGCTGCCACGGCTTGTGTATGGGAACCACTTCTCTCCCTGCTTGACAGGGATCACGTTGACGCCGTAGTCCTCTTGGATGGACTGTGGCGACATTCCGTAGGTGTAGAGCGCCCAGTCTAGGCGGTTGTAGTCGCTGTTGCCGAAGCCGAGGTAAAGGTTCTCAGGTCGCTCAATGATGGAGACCTTCGGCAGCTTCTCGATTGGATCCCAGTAGACCTTGGCGGCGGTGTGGCCGTACAACTCCTTGAGGAGTGCAGCCTGCTCGTGCAGAAGGTCCATCTCGTTGGCATCCCACCAACGGAAGTAGAGCCGCTCGCGTAGGGCGGCGGCTTCACGCTCTTCCTGTGTGCTTCCAGTTGGGACGTAGTTGATGACTGGTCGCACCGCCTGAATCGCCGCAGGGATCTGGACGTAGGCGTGGTGGATGTTGACGGAAACGTGGGCGCGACCAGCGAGGCGGGCGCTTGGATCTTCCGACCAGTGGTCTGCACCACCGAGCGTCATTGTCTCTGGGTGATAGAGGTTGTCCATACGGCGGAACAGCGCCTTGAGGCGGTTCTGCTCTGGATCGACCAACTGCTTGCGACCAAGGATCTCTTGGAGCAAGGTGTAGTCGTCGTTCTGATTTGGATCAAGTTCTTGCGCAACCAGCGAGGACTCCAGCATCTTCAACGATGCGGCTTCGCTTGGCGACAACTTCTCTACGTTCGGCTGGATGCGGAGGGTTCCAGAACCACCACGCAGACCAGCAGAGAAACCCCCAGGGGCGCGTCGGCTGCCCTTGGAGGTGGCGTTCATTGCAACAGGGGCATTCGCCACTGGTGCGGTTCGTGGGAGCGGGGAGTTAGAAGCTCCGGCGGGTAGGCGGAGGGAGCCGCCGCCGGAGCTATTGATCTTCGTCGGTGATGTGGCGAGTGGGGCGACACGATCAAGTCGGTCGCGGATGACAGCGCCCTTCTGAAGTCGTCGCGCTTTGTCAATGGCCTTGCCAATGGCAGCAATCTGTTCTGGCTTTGCGACCTCTGGGTCAGTCGTGTACTGACCAGGTACGCCTCGCGTATCCTGGAACACTGCTGGGATCTTACGGACCTTAGCCATTAATCACTCACTCCAAAATAGGTGAAGGTGGGATTCTCCACGCCCTTCTCAGGATTACGCAGCGCGTGTCGCACGGCGATTGCTAGTGCCATCACGGCGTCTTGTTCAAGTTTCTTATCGTCAAGTCGATAGATGAGGAGTTGCCGCTTCAGCTCGTCCCAAGGACCACCAATGGGGAACTCGACTTGACCTTTGTCAATCACGGCCTTCAAGTCGTTCAGGAGTTCCACCTTCTTCGCCTTGGTGCCACCGAAGTCAAAGCCTCGGAGCGGGCGGATCATTGAGAACTCCTGCTGGAAGAGCCTGCCACCGAGACCAGTAGAGTCCACGATGGTGGTGCAGAAGGCGCCGTCTTGGCTGTAGAGGAGGTGTCCCTCTCTCACCATATTAACAACTGCGGAAATACTCTGCTTGCCGCTGCGCTTTCGGATGCGCACGCCACGGATCTTCCTGCGGTCGGTGATGTCCAGTGTGATCGCCCAAGTCGCGTCGTGCGAGATTCCTGGGTCTACGCCCTGCACATAGCGGTGATTCCGCTCTGGTGAGATCTCTGCGTCTAGCGTCTTGTAGGACGCAAGGATGGATTGGCTCCAGAAGAAGGCGTCTCGCGCCTCGATGAAGTATCCATCAATGTTCTGTGGTATGAGGTAGGGAGCCTGTTGGCGTACCACATCATCAAAGTTCTCCTGCGTCAACCCGTATCCGATGTTGTCGCGGGTGGAGAGTCGGAAGGAAGTGAACTTGTCGTCCCTCGCTGGGTTCTCTGGGTTGCCCTTCTCCCAGAGTTCGGAGTAATCGTTGATGCCCTCGCTTGGTGTCCCGATGAAGTGGAGCGGACCACCAGTGGAGAGTCGGCGGAGGTTCAAGACCTCTTGGTAGATCATCACGAGGTGCGGCTCAAAGGCTGCTTCGTCAAAGGAGATGCCATTCATATCCTTGCCGAGGAGTGCCTTGGCGCGATCCTGTGTGGTGCGGAAGTGGATGCTGGCCCCACCAACCACGGGGTGGAACTTGATCCAAGGATACTCTCCGCGATACTTTTTGGAGGTGTCAATGATCTTGCCCAGTTCCTTGGAGAGTGGGCAACCCCTGCTCTTCTGTGCCGGATGGTTGCCGCCGAGGATTGCCTCTACCTCTCGGAAGACCAACTCTGCGGTCTCCTGCTGGATGCCTACGTGGTACCACTCGTATGGAGCGTTTGACCAGCGGACTGCGGACTCTGGATCGTTGGGGTCTGGGTTGGCTGTCCCTAGTTTGTATAGCGCGTGATGGAGACACACAACAGCCATAGCAAGAGTCTTTCCTGCACGGTTCCCAGCTGAGACGACCGTCGTGATGTAGCGCGGGCGGTAGCCCGTTTCGTCTCTTTCACTGCACGCCTTCCACCAGTTTACCTGACCTGGGTTTCCCTGAATGCCGAGCCATCGGAGTGCGAAGAATTCAATGTCGGACCTGCCGCGAGCGAGGTCGAGAGCAACATCGTTACTGAGCGGCTTCAAGCCTTCTTCGCCTTGAGGCGACTGCTAATAGATGCTGCCTTGCTCTTTGCATCAGCCTTGCTGCTCGCCCCCCAGGCTTGCAGGCTGAGGAGGAGTCGAGTCGGTCGTCCCTTCTCGTCTTTCTCTGGACCAGGCATACCGCCCATACGGGCGAGGAATGAAGCGCGTCGTGGGTTGTCCCCACTCTTGACAGGAGCCTTAAGCGTCCCGCCAGT